ATAATTTGATATACTTTTTTTAAAAGTATAATATAAAATGGCTTGTACTAGATTTAAATATGATGATGCTAGAACTAAAAAAGAATTACAACAATCAACTGATCCAGGTAGATGGATTTTAAATGTTCCAGGAAATGGTTCTGATCTTTGTTTTATAGAGGATCCTCAAATTATTGCTCAAAAATGGGGAGCTAATTTAAGAACAAACACTATAAATTTAGAGAGCGATCTAAAAGGTGTAAATAGACATATAAGCAGAGATTGTTTAGGAAAAGATGAATATCAAAAGTATAATGTTCCAAATCAATCTATAGATTATCCAACATGTAATAACTTATTTACAGATCAATCCAGAGCAACACATCCAGCATGGTGGTATCGTGATTTAGAACAACCTAATTGGGAATATCCACCATTAAATCCCCAAATAAATACATGCATGCCTTTTATGAATAATTTAAGTACACGCATTTTAGAAAAAGATTATTTTACACCAAAAAGAGATTGTATGATTATTGAAAGTAAAACATATATGTCTTCAGTTTCTAATTTACCATCTAATTATAATTTGATTCGTGGAGGATATGTAGGAGGTCCAACTACATGTCAACAAACGAATTCTTGTGAATTTATAAGTAAACAAGTATAAAATTTAGAAACAAAAATAAAATGTTAAACTAAATAAATATATATATATTTAAAATGTTTTATATATATATTATAATATGGAAATAGCAGTCCCATTAATAGCATTAGGTGGTATGTATATAGTCTCAAATCAATCTAATGAAAATTGTACTGATAGAGAAATAAGAAAGTCTGCAAAAAAAGAAAAATTTACCAATATGGGAATAAGAAGCAATCTAGCCACTAAGACGGATAATTATTTACCCAATACAAATATCCCTCCACAGAATTATCCAATTACAAACATAAATCAATTAGTTGATACTACTCAAGAATATCCAAATCCAAATACAGCAACTGATAAATATTTTAATCAAAATTTATATCAAAAAAAAGAGAGAAATCATATTCAAGTAGGAAAAAATCCGCAAGAAATATATTCTTTAACTGGTAATTATTTAAATTCCGAACAATTTAAACACAATAATATGATTCCATTTAATGGTGGAAAAGTAAAAGGGCGCACATATGATATAGATATTAACGAAACTGTCTTGGATAACATGATAGGTTCTGGATCACAAACTATAAAAAAAATTGAACAGGCACCTCTTTTTAAACCAGAAGACAATATGCAATGGGCATATGGTATGCCTAATCAAAGTGATTTTTATCAATCACGTGTAAATCCTGGAATGAAAAATAATAATACAAAGCCATTTGATAGCATTATGGTTGGTCCAGGTTTAGACAAAGGATATGATATAAATGGAAGCAATGGTTTCAATTCTGGAATGGAAGCACGTGATAAATGGTTACCAAAAACCATAGATGAATTGAGAGTAGACACAAATCCTAAATTAGAATATGAATTATCTAATCACGAAGGTCCTGCATATTCATATATTAAAACAGCACCAACTACACAAATGTTAGGTCGTGTGGAAAAACAAAGACCTGATACATTTTTTATTAATACTCAAGATCGTTGGTTTACTACTACTGGAGCTGAAAAAGGAGAAACCTTAAGACCTATTCAAGAGATGGGAATCATTCGTCGTAATGACATTGCTACTGAATATATGGGTCCTGCAGGTTCTGTTGATATTAAGGCAGGTCATGCACCAGAAAATTTTGAAAAAAGTAGACGTATACAATTACCATGTACAGGTGTAAATCCATCTAGTGCAATTGGAAAAGGTCCAGGAACAGATGGAGATAATTTCTTAAGAAGTTTTACAAATTATGAAAATAACAGAACTACAATAAAACAACCTGAGGTTTTTGGAAGTGGATTTAGAGGAGCTATTGGAGCTGTTATTGCACCCATTATGGATGTCTTTAGACCTACACGTAAAAGTGAAACTACACAAAATTTACGTGTATATGGTGAAGCTACAACCGCAGTACCTAAAGGATATGTCTATAATCCTCAAGATACAACTCCCACTACAAATAAAGAAACAACATTATATGCTCCAAATTTTTACATTAATAACCAAAAAGAAAGTTTATATGTTAATAATTATACTGCCCCTGATAGTACTCAAAGAGAAACAACTAGTTGTGAATATTATACCGCAGCAGGAGGTTATGCAACAGGTTATGGAGATATGAATTATGGTGCTGCTTATAGACAACATAATAATGATATAAAATCACAAACTATACACAATCGCCCAAATCCTGGAGGAACACAAATTTTTAATCAACAAATGAATTTAAGTACAATTAAAAGTGATCAAGATCGCTTAGATGGAAGATTTAATCCAGCTTTTTCTGCTATTGGTGGAATGTCACCTTCTATACAAACATATGGTGCAATACGTTCATCACAATATTATAATGAATCTGCAGGTTGTGATCGTATTCAACCTGATATTTTGAATGCATTCCGTTCTAATCCTTATACACAATCTTTAACAAGTGCTGTTTAAAAATGATTGTTTTATACCAGTGAAGATTTGAATCCGTACCCCTTTGGTGTGCTTTATTCAAATATGTAACTGGTAATTTGTTGAAGAATTTATCAGCAGTGCGGATTAAATTCTTCAAAGGTATAAATAAAATAAAAATTTCAGTTATTTAAAATTAACTAATTACGTTATATTAAAATATAAAAACACTTTGTATTTTAATATAGTACATTTTATGTCATTAATTATTCATCAAAATATAAAAGAAAAATTAAATTATTATCATGAATTACATAAAATACCAAATATTTTATTTCACGGACCATCTGGTAGCGGAAAAAGAACAATTGTAAATGAATTTATTCATAAAATTTATGAAAATAACCGTGAAAAAATTAAATCTTTTGTAATGTATGTAAATTGTTCACATGGAAAAGGCATTAAATTTATACGAGAAGAATTAAAATTTTTTGCCAAAACACATATTCATTCAAATGATGGAAATATTTTTAAAAGTATTGTACTTTTAAATGCAGATAAATTGACAATGGATGCGCAATCAGCATTACGCAGATGCATTGAATTATTTAGTCATAATACACGGTTTTTTATTATTGCCGAAGATAAATATAATTTAATGAAGCCGATTTTATCACGATTTTGCGAGATTTATGTGCCAGAACCAGTAATTAATGGTTCTATAATTAATTTATATCAATATAATTTGAATCAAGTATTTAATATGAAAGATGTTCATGCACATCATTTAGATTGGCTAAAAAAAGAATTAAACAAATATGTTAAAAAAAAAATAAATCTAGAAGAATTAATATTACTATCTACAAAATTATATGAAAAATCATATAGTGCATTAGATATTATTCATTTGCTAGAAAATAACAAGTTTTTAGAAGAAAAAATATCAGTAGATAAACGTTATGAAATGTTATTATGTTTTCATAAAATCCGTAAAGAATTTAGGAATGAAAAATTACTTATTTTGTTTATATTGAATTTTATATTTTTAAATTCAAGTTTATCTCTAGAAAACATAAGTTTTATGTGATATTTTATTTATCGGTCTTTAAGTTAAAAAATAGCTATTATATTTATTATATAAATAATATAAAATAAATAATTTAAAATATGGTTTTTGTATATGCACTTCAATTAGAAAAAGGAAAATATTATATAGGAAAAACAGATTATCCATGTATTTCTTTTAATAAAATTTGTAATAATTTATATTCTAAATGGATCAAATTATACAAGCCGATTAAGTTATTTATGTTAATACCATTTTGTACTGATTATGATGAGGATAAATATGTAAAAATATTTATGAAAAAATATGGAATTAATAACGTACGTGGAGGATCATTTTGTTCTCTTCAATTAACAGATTTTACTATTGCAAGCTTAGAAAAATTATTAAATAATAATAAATGTTTTATTTGTATAAATGACCATTCTGCTACAAATTGTAATGAATATAAAATTTGGGATATTCATGATATTGATAATAATTTATAAAATTTAGAAGAATATATTTTAGATTTTAAAAATATTAACTTATTTTTTTTTCAAGTGTAAAATAAGTTAAAATTTCATATTTTAAAACCTATTATTTAGTAAATAATGGACGATTTTAATGTAAGCGCTCTTCATGAATCAAAAAATGAATGGGGTTCTCGTTTAGTTACTATTTTAACACCTTTGATCATTGACGGATACAAATCTATTTTAGAAGAATCTATAAAACTTTGTAAAGAAAATAATGAAAATGATAAATATTTAATGACTTTTCAAAATCTAATTTCACGTATTCCAAAATGGAATACTCAGATTATTGAAACAGAGAGAAAACGTATTTGCGAAAAATCAGGTTGTAATTATTTAGAAGATTTGGTTACATGTGTACATATTATTCAGTTAAAAATACTTACGGCTATGCGTGTAGGACAAAAACAGAAGAAAATTGATATAAATATTCCAAAATTGGACGATTTTATTCATAAAACATATATTAATGTAGCTAGAAAAGTATATAAAAATGTATACTTATTTGAAGTGGGTATTCCACCATTACAAATACAAAAAAATCATAGAGAATTAGAAATTATAGTACAAGAATGTATTTTAAATACGTTACGTGAAAGTATTCCAGTAGAGGCAATTTTGAAAGCCTACATGGATGAAACTACTGAGGAGGATGTAGTTGAAGAAGTGAAAGAAGAAATTATTAATGAACCCATAAAAGAAACTATTAAAGAAGAAAATATACAACCCCCTATTGGAGTACAGAATGATAAAAGTGAACAAAATACAAATTCAAATATTTCTGACAATACACGTTTAAGTTTTAATAATATAGATCTTGTAAAAACATCGGACGGGTCAGTAACAACCGTAAATGCTCCAAAAGATTTTGATACGTTAGAACAGATTAGTCAAATTAGAAATCAACAAAGAAAAATGGAAGAGGAAGAAGATGATAATGTAAAACTAACCATTTCCGATCAATCATTTAATTTAGATCCATTGGATGTTCATAATATAGAAGAACCAGCGATTGAATTATTACCAGACTTATTGATAGATGATATTGAAATTTTAGATTAAATATAAATAAAATTTTGCGTATAAAAAATATAAGATTATTCAACAAATATATTAATGAATAATATATTTGTAACCTCTGCAGTAATTTCTATCATATTTTTAATTATAAAATTCTTAGAAATGCGATTTATTGAAAAAGAAAGCAAACCACTAAAATTACTCATTAGAGATGCTTTGATTGTTTATTTTAGTGTAATAGTAGGTCATTATTTATTAATTCAAATAAACCCTATTATACATTCAGGTGGTACCGCACCTCAAATATTTACAGATAATCCAGATTTTTAATAAATAAAATATATATAAAATGAAGTATATTTTATTTTTTCTCTCTATTTTTAATTTAATAAATGCGTATAATTCAACTTCTGGTTGTTATTGTACGAAAGTTTCTTGTCCTAAAGAAGGTGAAAATTTGTTAACAATTGGTGGCGATACAAATGGAACATATTATTATACTTTACACAATAATATACCAGTAATATTTTCAGCGTCAATTCGTGTATCAATTATAAATATGAATAAAGGCACTGATACTACAACATGTACACAAAATTATGCACGTTCATTAGACGATGATGGAGTACAAGATTGTGATGCAGGACATATATTAGCAAACCATTTAGGTGGACCAGGTAATCAACCTATTAATATTTTTCCACAAAATTTAAGTATAAATAGAGGTTCTTATGCTCAATATGAAGATATTATTTATACATGTATAACATCAAAAAAAGTAGATTATGCAGATCTGTCATGGTTATTTACATATTCTTCAAATGCAAAAACAAAACCAATAAGTATAACATATGATGTTAAATATAGTGATGATACATGTATATCAAGTTCAAAAACATTTAGTAACTAACGTCCTGTCCATACTTTTACCACGGGTCTTACTACAGTGTCTTTTTTTAAGTTCATCATATACGTGTCAAATGAGTAGCCCCATGTTTGATATTTCATAATATCACCAAATAATGATTTTTTTTGTGATATATTTTTATTTTCTTCAAAAAAAATACAACCCATTATTCTTTCTAGACAACATCTATCTATTCTACAATTTACTTGAGAAATCATATTTGTAATGCTATATTTATTTTCTAATTCTAGTAAAAAATTACGATTAATATAAGATTGTACACCAAAACAACCATACCAATTTTGTTTTGGCATCATATTAATAGTATCTTTTTTTAAACTTTGCATTAAAAAATAATTATTTTTTAGTACACTAGCTATTCTTGATGTATTTTCTAAATTTTCTTTATCTGAATAAAAAAACCATAATGGAATCACTTTAGTATTTTTTAATATATCAAAATTGATTCTTTTATGGAAAAATACACTGTCATGTATAATAATTGCATTATCAAAATAATTGTTTTTAATGAAATAATAATATGGTAAAATTTCACCACGACCTGGAAATTCAGATTGTACAATTTCTATGTTTTTATAATCAAAATCCGCTTTTACAAATTCTTGTACACTATTGTCGTCAATAATAACTATTTTTCTATGTGGATAATATGTTCTTAATAATTTTACCGAATGATTCCAGTACATATTAGTTTTTTCTGAATTTACATGTCTGGTAATAATAAATCCATATGACTTCATCCTATATAATATAAATATAGAATGAAATTTATCTTATTTTATACACATACTGGTATTTCATCAATGTTTATACATTCACCTTTCATAATATTTATGTGTTCAGGCTTGTTACCATTAGATATTAAAAATGCTTTAAATTCTGGACGTTCTAATTGAGCATGAGGTGTATGATTATGAACACAACGTGCAATCATTTTATATAATTTGAAATCTGGATATCTATCTGTACCATTATTTTTATATAACATATTGATTCCTTTATCGTCTAAACACCATTCAACTATTAAACGTTTAATTGGATCGCTACATTTGTTTAAATCTATGATTTCAGTTGGATCTTCTATTAAATAATCATAAATTGAACAAGCTAAACGACATAAATCAAAACTATAATTTGGTTCTAAACGTGGTTTTTTATCATTAAAATAAGGTTCAGTATTGTATTGTGTAGCAGCATCACCTCCTGTTTGAAAACTATCACTACAAAATAATTTTCCATCAAACTTGTAAATACTTCTTCCAAAATCAATTATTTTAAAAATTCGTCCATAAGTAGGAACTTTATAATACTTCTTTTTGTAGCAATAATATAAATATTTGATATCAGTATTTTTATACATAACATTGTTAGTATGTAAATCATTATGTGTAAAATGAAAAACTTTTTGATAAGTAATTAAAATCATAATAATTTGCATGAACGCAGAATACCATTCATCATGTGATAAATCATTATTTAAAATTAAATCGTCAAATGTATTTTCACAGTTTTCCATACAAATTACTTGAATTGGAAATTTTGGTATTATTGCATTTATAACTTCTTCATCTTCTTCATCTTCTTCTTCATCCCCCTCATCCTCATCATATTCTAGTTCATCTTCTTCAAACTCTTCATCTTCTTCATCATTTTCATCTTCTTCATCATTATTATCTTCTTCATCTGTATGCGAAGATCTAGAAGAACATGTTGAATTAGATTTTAATGTAACTTGACAGTTTGTCATATTTTTATTTTCTAAAAATTGTGTATTTGTTATTTCAACTAAATCAATAGACATTTTTTTTAAATCATTTAAATTGATAGATTTATCGTCAAAAACATCTTCAAATAATTCATTATCAATACTTTGAATAGACAATTGAGATTTAGCACTTATGTTATGATTAATTTTTATAGGTGCTAATTTATTCTTTTCATTTGGAAATAAATGTTCAAAATCATCTATTTTGAACAAAATATTTTTATTTTTATTAAAAAAATCAGAATTTATTAAATAATCTATATCATCAAATACATTAAATTCAAAATTTTGTTTTATACCTATAAATGAACCATAAAAATCTACACCATGAGGAAAATAAGTGTTATGTATTAACTGACTAGATAAATATAAAAATAAGCCATCTACATATGCAGAATTATTTTGATCAATTAATTTAGCATGACATTGGGATTCAGTTGAATCTAATTTTGGCAATGTAAATATTTTTTCATCATTTATATTATATTTACCGACCAAATATTTATATGGGTCTAATAATGGTGCTAATTTAAAAAAAACATTTCTGTCTTTTACTTTATTATTGATAGAATTTTTAATTCTACAATTATATAAATGAAATTGATCCTCTAATTTATAGTTAACACTTGAAATATAGAATTTATTATTAAAATTAATTCCATTAAAATTGGTTTCATTTAATGAAAAAAATCTATTATAGATTGGAATATAATTTTGTGTATTTGAGAGAAATAATAGTTTTGGATCTTCTAAACTTTTAAAAAGTTCAAGATTCTTTCTTTTTTGATAATTAACATTTATCATTTCTTTTTAGCTAAATAATATATAAATTATTGAAGTTTTTAACTTATTCATTTACATATATTATTTAGTAAAATTTTTATTTATTTGCGTAAAATGAAAAATTTAATTTCTAAAACTTATAGTATGACTTTGGAATTAAAAAAGTTTGATATGAAGAATATTAGTTTCAAACCCAATGAAAATAAAGGCCCTGTTGTTGTATTGATTGGAAAGCGTGATACAGGTAAATCTTTTTTGGTTAGAGATTTACTCTATTATCAACAAGATATTCCAATTGGAACTGTTATATCTGGTACAGAAGAAGGGAATGGATTTTATGGAAAAATGGTACCCAAACTTTTTATTCATAATGAATATAATACTGCTATTATTGAAAATATTTTAAAACGTCAACGAACAGTATTAAAACAAATAAAAAAAGAAATAGAAACCTATAAACGAAGTAATATTGATCCCCGTGCCTTTGTTATATTAGATGATTGTTTATATGATAATACATGGTCTCGCGATAAAATGATGCGATTACTTTTTATGAATGGGCGTCATTGGAAGATCATGTTAGTCATCACAATGCAATATCCTCTTGGTATTCCTCCAACGCTAAGAACTAACATTGATTTTGTATTCATTTTAAGAGAAAATTATATTGCCAACAGAAAGCGTATATATGACAATTATGCTGGAATGTTTCCTACATTTGAGAGCTTTTGTCAGGTGATGGATCAATGTACAGAAAATTATGAATGTTTGGTAATAAATAATAACTCAAAATCCAACAAATTGCATGACCAGGTTTTCTGGTACAAAGCAGAAAATCACGGGGACTTTAGATTAGGTTCTAAAGAATTCTGGGAATTATCAAAAAGTCTTAAAGAAGACGATGATGAAGAGCAATTTGATCCTAATAAAACCAAAAAACGTGGTGCAGGTCCCAAAATCAGTGTCAAAAAAGCAAATAAATGGTAGAAAGCGCTTTTATAAAACACGCTTTACAATTTGGCAAAGCGGTTTTAGAATATAAAACATAAAAATGTATTAAAAAAATGATTGAATATAAACTAATAATGTCATATTTATCTATTCATATTCAAGAAAAAGATATAAATGTAGATAAAATAGATACATCTATTTTTATAATTTATGATTCAAGTGAAGAAAAATTCTATTTGTATGGAAAACGTAATCATAATGAATATATACCTTATAAATACAATTATCACTATAATGAACTTGATTCATTATGTTATTTTTTAAATTTAATTATAAATCATGAAAATTCTTTTTTTACTATTGAATATCATAATATTTTTATTCCAAATGAAGATTTAGACATTGTTGATTATCCTTATTTATATAATAAAATTAGTAAATTAAATGAAATAGTCGCATTTGAAAAAACGAAAATAGATTTTGATAAATTTAAATATAATTTGCTGAAATTATATTCCACACCATTATCAAGATAGTTTATTAATTATTTCTATTACCTAAATTTCTATTACGTAAATTTAACATACATATATGTATGAAAATTAAACTTAAAATATGTAAAACAGGAGCAATAACTAATAAAAATGCAATAATAAATACGTAGTTCAGTATCATAATTATATTTGTATTGTATTACAATTATAATTATGTTTCAATTTTTTTATTTATTCCTTATAGAAACTCTGTAACATCTTTTTTATAAAGAACATTGTTTTGTTGTAATAATTCAGAAAATTGAATTAATTTAATTCTATTTAAACTTAAATACTTTT